TTATTTATCCTCAGAATAGAGAACAGGTTGTAAATTTCTTTAGAGGATTTATGGTGTTAATGGGTTTAGCGACAACTGGTATAGGTTTGTATGTATTGTCACAGAAATTATGTATTACTGACAAGTCAGTTGTTGATGCACATAGTCATCCAGGAGAAACTTATGATTATAAGACGCAACATGCTCGTAAGAGGAAAGGTGCTAAAAAGAAAGTTTTTGAGAAATCTAGAGTTACATTTCGTCCTCATGCTGATGTGGAACAGTTTGTAGTACATGGTAGTGAAGATTCATTTATTCAGTGTTGTACTAAATTGTGTTCTACTCTTGTTTATTTGGAAGTACAAACTAATAGTGGACAAGAAATTGGACACTCACTTGGTTTTCATTTGAAAGATGGATTTATTGTAGCTACGGCACATGGTACTGAAAGATTTTATGGTTATGACTATTGGCTTAAAGTTAGTTGGATTGGAGGATTTCAAAGATTTCCTTTTCCAACTGAGTTAATGAAAGCGTCTGGTGAAGATCTAGTTATTTTTACTTTGGAACATCGTAAGAACTGTCCTAAAGCAATGTATAATTATATTGTTGAACAGGAACAAGTAGTAGAAATAACTGCTGGTTCTCCAATGAAAGTGCTTACTTTAACGAGTGATGCTTGTCCTAGTATGATTGCTGTTAATAAAGCTCCTGGTGGTGATGCTCCAGTTAGATATCCACGAACTCCTAAGCCTGATGAACCTCAATATGTTGTAGATTTTCCTATTGCTTATTTTGGAGATCTTAAGAAGGGTCAGTCTGGTGGGCCAGTAGTTATAGAAGGTCCACAGGGGCGACCATATGTTGTTGGCTTTCATGTAGGAGATAAAGCACTTAATGGTAATAGTTGGGGTATAGCGCTTCCTTTTACCAAGGAGAGTTTTGATGGGCTCTTGGAAGATAGTGAAGATTATTTTACTCCACATTTCGCAGGAACGTTTCCTTTTGAAATACATAGTATAGTTCCTGAACATATGGCTAGTTATCCTCCTAACAAGAATGATATTAAACCTAGTAAAATGTTTGGTTGGTGTGGAGATCCTGTTAAATTACCATCACGTATGCATACTTTTGTAGATGAAGAAGGAAATTTGGTTAATCCAGTTATGTTGGCAATTTCAAAATATAGTCAAGCTCCTGAACCAGAAATGCAAATTTCCGAACGGTTCGATGAATACTTTTTAAATTTGTACCCTCCTATTGAAGGATCTCGAGTTCTTACAATTGATGAAGCTATTAATGGAGATCCTATTCGTGGCATTCCGTCTATTAAGCATTCTTCTTCGCCTGGTTGGCCATTTAAGCTTACTGGTACTGGAGGCAAAAATCCATTTATTACTAGAGTGGGTGATAGGATGGAACCAAGTTCTTGGTTTTTAGCTTATTTACTTTCTAATTTAGCTAAGTTGGAAAAAGGTGAACAAATTGATGTTGTGTTCGCTGATTGTTTAAAGATCGAAACCTTGAAATTGGCAAAAGTTAA